AGCGCGACACCTTCTACGTTTAAAGATGCTACAGCCAGCGACCAGTGCACAAGTGATTCAACAGGGAAGCATAAAGCAGAACCCATTGCTGCGAATTTTCGCAACAAATGGATCTCGCCAGATGGCAACTCTGTCGCCTCAGTTCTTGTACCTTCGAGCTTCTTAAGGATCGGCTGCCCTTTAAAGAGGGCTTTGACCAACCAAAGAGAAACTCTGTCGGACGCTTCCTTCATATCCAGAGTAACAATTTTGCTATCTGGATATGATCCGCGTAATGCAAGAGCTCTGTTAATTTCTTGATTCTTGAAATTAACATGTCCCTTTGTAAGTGGATGTTTTTCTATCCACCTAACAAGTTTCCGTGATAACCCCTGTTGGACCCACTGAAATTCTAGTGGTTCCATACAAATTAAACGGGGCCCTCGGGAATCCTTGGGTACTAAAGTCACTTTGGACACCCCCGTAGGGATGTCCTCAAGTGATTTGTAGTACTCTACATTAGCGGCCAAGTCCATTGCATTGGCAACGAAGTTAAAGTAATACGGGTACACTTGATGTATACACGCATACTTCCTGGCAAATTTCATCTTTTGCCAGGGCTTCTCACCGGTAGCAACAGCGCCTGGGCCGTGTGCTGGTTTGATGTAGTCTACATCAAGACCTTTGCACACACGACTAAGGAGAGTACGGGCAGTTTCTAGTACTTTTAAGTCATTGGTCGTCAAACTGGCGGGGTTTTCCCAGCCAAGAGATAGATCAGTGTCTTTAAAAAGTCCCAGAATGCGATCAATGGATTTTCCATTGTAAGCCTCCTCGTACTTGTATACCAGAAAACAAATCTGGCGTAGATCTTTTACGGCAGAGATAGTCGGATCAGCTTTCACCGATCCGTCCCGATTGTAGACACACTCGAACAGCACCTGCAGAAATGCAGGGTATGTGGCCCCATGCGCTTTTTTGAACGCATGAGGCTTGTCGAGCTTCCCAGTTACTAGGCTGTTATCAATAGCCTTGCCTAACTGAGGTAAAGTCTTTGTCAGGAATGAGAAACCTTCACTCTTGACACGACGCTTAATTGTTTCAGCGTCGCGATCAAAGGATGTTGGTCGCCCATATTGCCGCACCATGTCCCTCCTAATGAGGGTGCAAAACAAGCCAGTAAATACACTGGTATGGCTCTTAGAGTCTCGCATAGCGTAGACCTCCATAGAGTCAGTTAAGCATCCCCCAGAGGGGCAATCACAGACCGTAGATGAAAATTAATAAGGCTAGAAATATGTAGGCAAATAAATAACCTACGAATAGCCAAATCATCTTACGGTTCCGAATTGAGAAGTTTGGTCACGTTTGCTGGAACGGATAAAAACCCGATCAGCTGCGTAAGCATATCCTCAATCATCGCCGAAGTGACGATGCGTCTCGGTGCTTCCATAACCAAGTATACGGAACCACTTACAGTAGCGATAACATCGCTACCAGTGTCCTCCTCAACACGGTTAAGTCGCACGAGATGTCGGTCGGTCGCCTTCATGCCGCTCCCAC